TTGCGAAACGTGTCTAAAGAAGGAGTACCTAGAACATTTAGAGTTGGAACCATAATCCAACAGATTATGACCAAACGTTACTTTGGAAAGTTTGTCGAGAATATAATTCAAGATAGAGATTTCAATATGGTAATGGTTGGCTGTAATCCAATAAAAGAGTGGCCTAAAATGCACGATAAGCTAGTTAAAGGCAAAATTTTTGCTGGAGATGTTGCTAAATGGGACAAAAATATGGTCCCAGGTTTCCAACGAGAATTATTTGATTTAATATTAAGTAATTATCAAGGTTTAAAACCAAAATGTGCAGCGATTGTATTGGAATCGCTAATCCACTCACTTGTCGTGATGTTGGATGATTTGTATTTAACGACTCATTCACTCGCTTCAGGACATTTTTTAACTGCAATTTTTAATAGTTTGATTAATAGAATGTATACGGCTGGTTGGTACTTTAAAGAAATGACTTTAGCTAATAGAAAAGTTTCTTTGAATCATTATTTTTCAACCGTAGTTGATTTTGTATATGGCGATGATAAATTGAATTCGATTTATGATTGTTCAGATATTTTAAATGCCATTTCTATGAGGAAGTATTTTGAAGGTTTAGGGATGGGGTTTACAGATTCTTTCAAGAACCCAATAACTGAACCTTTTCAGGATATACAACAAGTATCTTTTCTAAAACGAAGTTTTGTTTATCATAATGAGTTAGGAAAAATAGTTTGTCCATTAGAATTGGATGTTTTGAAATCTGGTCTATCCTGGGTTGACTATACTAAGGATATTGCTTTAGTAATGTCTGCTAAGGTAGATAATTACCAACGTGAAATATATCTACATGAAGATCGATCTGATCTTCTAGAAGATTTTAAATCACGTTTAAATCATTTTAATTTTAAATTTACTGTTTTATCTAAGAGTTATTTGCAATCTTTATATTCAGATGACTCGGACTATGAACCATCTTTTGGTTCAAATTTTTGTATTTAATTTATTTTTAATTTAAATTGAAGGATCTCGTTTAAATTTATTGTTTTTATTTTAATTTTATCAATAAAGCGTTGCTTTCAATTTTTTCAATTTTTAAAATTAAATGCCGTATTGGTTCTTATTGTAGTAAGAACTCGGCATAAAATGCTACAACAACTAATAATAATCAAGAAAATATATCAGAAGATTCACTGTATATGAATCAAAATATAGAGGGTATATCCTCAGTTAATCCAATTTCATCGAATTTTTATTCTCAAGTTCGTACTCGTTCAGTGATAGAGAGTGATTTTATATATGATCAAAAGTATCAAAATCATTGTGTAGATAAAGAACTAAGTATGGATTTTTCAAGAATTCTTGGAAAACCATATTTTATTAAGAATATTAATTGGGTTAATACTTCAACAACAGGCTCTATTTTAGGTGTAATAAAAATTCCATT